CTTTGAATACCAAAAAGAATTAGACAAGCTAGTTTGGGAAAGATCAACCCCAGATGTAACTGGTGTAGGTGGACAGGTTAGATGGGATAGAGATAAAAACATGGTTACTTCTAGCTTATCGCCAGAAAACCAAGCTATCTACGATGCTATGATCCAAAGACAAAAAACATTTGGAACTCAAGCAGATGCTCTAGCTGGTGGTGGTTGGCAAGATGCTTATCAACAACAGTTTGATAATATGCGTGGTATGTATGCACCTAGTGATGCTAGAGAAGAAGCTAGAAGATTAGAAAGACAAAATGCTACTGGTGCTTCTTCAACTGGTCGATTCCAAGAAAATGTAGATGCTGCTGCTCTTAGAAATGAAAGAGATTTAGCACTACAAAATCAAGCGTTTTTACAATCACAGCAACTCATTGATTCTGGTTTACAAAGACAATATGGTGCTGTAGGAATGATGGCAGATTTAGGAGGTATAGCTAACAACATGAAAGTAATGCCTGTACCTCAACCACTTGCAAACATGGCAGGTGTTAGTGAAGCATCAACAGCATGGAGAGATTTACAAGCATTTGAGGCTGGAAAGAAATCAAAAGGCAAAAGTGATGCGTGGGGTTCTATTTTAGGAAGCCTTTTTAAATAGGAGATAAGAATGGCAACAAACTTTACAATGCCAAGTATGTTTGACACAAGATATGCTATGGACAGACAAATGGAACTTGATGCAATGACCGCAGCTACAAATTTAGGCGGTGGCAAAAGAGGTGGAATGTATTACAACTCTTCATTACTTGGTGATAGGGATAATGCGGCATTAATGAGTTTGACAGGTTTGATGGGTGGCCAGGGTGATCCTAGAATAGCAAAACAAAATGCGATTGATAGCATTATGCAACAATATCCAAGTCCAGAAACTGCTGAAGATTTTAAAGCTATATCAAACGCATTAAGACAATCTGGATTATATGAAGAAGCTGATCGTGCTATGTCTATGGCTAATGATATTATTAAATCAACTCCTACTAGAACTAAAACTAAAGCTGCCGATGGTTATTACTACTGGGATGATACTGGTAAAAGAGTATTTAAAAATATCACAAAAACAGAAGCTGAAATTAATGACCCTAAAAAATTAGCTTTTTCACTTTTTACTAAAAGTCCAGAATATATTAATTCTACTAATAAAAGTGCAACAATTCTTAAATGGAGTCAAGACTGGGATGAAGAGAATAATCAAGGCGAAATGTCGTATGCTGAAGAAATTGCAGAAATAGAAACAATGATAAATCCTGCAACAAATAAATTGTATACATATGCTGAAGCAGTTGAAAGAAACGATCAAAACAAAAGAGAAACACTTAAACAAAAATTGA